GTAGACGCCAGCTCTGTGGCTCGGGTATACTCGCGCATACACGCGATGGACACGCCAGTCCACGCTCACCAAATAGCACGATGGCCAAAGCGGCCCGACCAAGGACTTAGCGCATGCACGATACTCACTTTGACGAAGAGCGCATTTTGATGCCTCGCGACTTCGAGTCGCCAGTCTTTGCAGCCAACAACATGGAACTCTTCGACCAATACATTGAGTTCAGAATTGACGGGCACCGTCCGCACCAAGCCCTGCGCATGACATTTGGCGAGGATGTCGCCGGTGACGGCCAGCTGATCGCCAGAGCGTTCTGTGCCGAGCGCAACCCGTATGTCGTCAAGAACCTCAAGAAGCGAATGATGGAGCGCCCGGTCTCCGTGCAGTGGAACCCGCAGGTGTCCGTCCATGAGCTGTTACAGGTCGTCCGTGACCCTCTGGCCAAGGACTCTGCTCGAATCGCAGCCATCAAAGAGCTGAACGTCATGGCCGGTATCGTAATTGACACGGACGAAGGGAAGACCAAACTGCGCCGTGGCCTGGACGACTTCTACAACGAGGTCGAGCCAGCGGCGAACACTCAACAGCAGGTTCGGGAGGCGATCCTGGAAGCGAAGGCCGAAGGAGACGCCACGAGGCACTAAATAACACACGCCTGTTGGGCTATCCGGTGGAATCTCCGCCGAGACGGGCCAACGTACAGGGTCGGTTGTGTGGTGGCTTAAACGCCACGCCGTTGGACTCTCAGAACGAACACAAAAACGCCCGGTCATCCTCTTCAGGAGCCGGGCGTTTTTCATTTCAGGTATCGGGAAACCCAAAGGTAGATCAGCAGACCTGCCGCGTAGCAGGCGAGCAGCACTAGAGGGTGATCTATGTCTATCATGGCTTCGGCTTCAGCGTGAACTCGCACTCATGGACCTCGGCTTCCTGATACTCAGGAATGAGCGAGGCGCCTTCCGACACGTTGCCCATCAGCCTGTAGTAACGGCCAGCGATCCGCAGAATCTTCGGACGGCGCCAGCGTGGCTCTGGCGTCTCGATTTCGCCGCGCTCGGCCATACCATCCAGGTTAACGATCTGTACGCGCATCACCAAAACTCCTTCTCAAAACGGTATTCGATGTGGCCATTCGACCTGTGCCAGATTCGCTCCAGCTTGCCCTTACGCGGGTTGGCTGCGTCAAAGAACGTGTGGACGGTCTTGTGAGGACCGAAGTCCACAAAGACATTCGGCATTTCATTCAGCTTCTCGTTGTACTGATCTTCGGTCAACGAGGTGCGACCACTGGTTTCGACTTCAGACATCTGGAACTCCTTATTTGAACAGCTTAGCGTAACGGGCTTTGAGGCTGCGCAGCTCGGCCTTGACGGCCAGCATTTCTGCGCCACGCAGGCCTTCCATTTCAGCGTCGGAGACGGCGCGGACGGCATCACGGATCATTTCGTTCAGCTGGTCTTTGGTGATGTTCATCTGGCGTCTCACTCTGCTCGTTGGAAGTGAGGCTATCTTACGACGACCTCACTTCTGAGTCAACAGTTATTTCGTGCGTTTGGCGATGTACGCCTGACGCTCAGCTTCAGTCTTGAAGTACTTGTTCGGTTGGCTAGCGCCGAACGGCTTATCATCCCTGGTTGCCTGAATGCGGACGCCGAACCACTCGCCAGCTTCGAGGGCGAAGAAGGTGCCCAGGTGGCCTTCTGGAGCTTCGACCAGAGTCACCTCGAAGGTGCGTACCAGGAACCCTTGCTTGCGACCTTTCGCGTCAACCTTGCCACTGGACTTCGTTGCGAGGAATTCGTTGCGACGGTCGGAGGTTTGGATGGACTTGCTCATTTCGTAAACTCCATATCAGGTTTGCTTAGGAAGTGAGGCTAGTATGTACCAGCCTCACTTGAATGTCAACACTTATTTTGCGTAGATGTCGCCCAGTTCGTGAGCCATGTCCCAAGCTGCATCGTAGCTGACGCCACTTGCTTCCAGAGCCTTCACCAGGCGCTTCTTAACGGCGTGTCGGCTGTTCTCCATCACCAGGCCTGTCTTAGGGCTGCGCTTGCAGACCTTGAACTCTTCGACGGCCTTCAGCATCGCGTCGGATTGGGCTTTAACTTGCTCGTTGGTGTAGGTCATTTCACTTCTCCTTGTTAAGGCTTTCTGCCTTTCGATGAGTTCATTATACGCGAGATGAAATGAGAGTCAACATTTATTTTCACTTTTCTTGCAGAAAGTGAAAGACCCTCAGTTAAGAGGGTCGGCAATTCAGGATGGATCAGCGGATAACTTGCTTGTAGGTTGTCTTGCCGGTTTCGCGGCTGTACCAGGACTCGATTGGGGCCAGAGGGCGAGTGGTGCTGTAGTGCTGGGCAACGGTGAACTCGCCTTCGATGAACTTGTGAACGGCGTTGAAGTGAGCCAGGGCAGAGTTGAAGTCTTTCTTGGTGATTTCGATGCGCTTAGTCATGTCCACATTTCCTTGTCTGGGAAAGCTTTCTGCCTTCCGATGAGTTCATTATACGCGAACAGAAATGAGAGTCAAGCACTTTGTGTAAATATTTTGAAAGAAAGTGAAAGACCCTCAGTTAAGAGGGTCCAGGCTCACTAAGCGCGTCAGTTGGAATGGGTGACGTGGATGGTGAACTGAAGGCAGTTCAGATAGTGCTTGAAGGAAGCCAGGCTCATCCAGCGGACGTTCTCAGCCAGCTCTGGGCTTCCGCTGTCAACCAGCTGCCTGGCCAGTTCGTCGCGGCAGTCGGCCAGCGCCGTATCCTCGCGAGTTGCCGAGGCCTGGAGTATGACCTTGCCACACGGAACCCCTTCATCTTTGATTTCGACCAGAAACATTTCACTTCTCCTTGTTAGGCCCTCCGCCAGAGGGCCATAGTCAGTTGGGATCAGCCTTCGATGCGCTTGTAGGTTCGCTCGCCGGTGGCACGGTTGTACCAGGACTCGACTGGAGCTACACCGCTGCGCATGGTGTAGTGCTGGGAGACGGTGTATTCACCCTCGACATACTTGTGGAACGAGGTCATTTCGGCTTTGGCTGCTTCAAACTCGGCCTGGGTGATTTCTACTCGCTTGCTCATCTTCACTTCTCCTTGTTCGGAGGCCCGTTGCCTTCCGATGAATGTAGTATGCCTCAGTCGAATGACCGAGGCAACACTTTTCTTCAGAAATTTACGGCATGTGAGACAAGGCGATATAGCCGAGCAGAACGATGGACAGCGAGGTGGACAGGAAGGTCCAGGTGCGCTCTCGTGCCAGCTCCTGGCCGATGCGCTCTTCCCAGAAGGCCCGAGGTGCGACGTACTCGGCGTCTGCGGGCGTCAGGACGCGGTAGGCGCCGCCACTGATGGAGCCTCCCAGGCCGATGCGACTCTGGCTCATGGACTTCGGCTCTCGCCCAGTGGTGTATGGTCGCTCGTTGAGCATTACGCCACCAAGATGCTCTGCGTTGTCGCCGTGCACGCTGTTGACCATCAGCACATCGCCGACATGTTGAGCGAGAATCCCGGCGCGAACGCCAGGATAATCATAGTCGCGCTCGGCGGTGCAAATCACCTGGTCGCCGTTATTTACTTGTTTCAATCGACTCTCCATCATTCGTCAGTAAAGGTGATGCCGTTATCGGCCAGAGCCGAGTACATGGCAGTTTCGAGATTCGCGGCCAGGGCCTCTTCGAACACCGGGCGCTTGCGACGGGTCAGGCACTCAACACCCTCGCCTGGCAAAGCGCGCAGCTCGAATGTCGTATACATGACGCCTTCGACGATCTTGCAATCGACGTAGTGGCCGAGGTCGCCGAACAGAGTGGTCTCGGTGAAGAAGTCCAGGGCCTGGCCACAGATGAAGCCAGCAAAGGCCTTGTCTGTGATCTTCTGCTCAACGTCCGGCTCAGACAGAACCAGATCAATGGACTGCTTGAGGTCGGCTCGGATTTGGCTGATGTTCGAGGTGAAGGTGATGAGGTGGCGCATGACAATCTCCTTGTTGTTCAGCTTTCGCTGGAAGTGAACAAAGTATAAGCCTGTCCACTTCCAGCGTCAACTATTTATTTCCATCCCAGTGCATGGTGACGACCTCATACCAGATGAGACCGGCGCCGACTGGCGTAGAGCGCAGCATTACTGGCCATCCTGCCTCTTTCGCCTTACGCCTGGATCGAAGGGCCTCGGCCTCGGAATACGTGCCGTATGACAGCTGCTCGCGCCAGAGACTGGCAGGCTTTGCCGGGCGCGGCCATGCCTTCTGCGAAGTCCAGTCATGGAACCAGATGGCAGGCGCCCAGGCATAGAGCGTCACCGCCATCAGAGGGTGAGCGATTCCGTCATGGATGAGCGCCCAAAGCAGACGCTCTTCCTCATTCTTGCAGGCCTTTCGTGGATCAGTCATCATGATTGCCAGCCCTCACCGCGTGGCACTTACGGCAGAACTCGCCGGACTTGATGATGGCGTTACGCCCATCTACCCAGTCGTGGTCGCAGCTCGGCAGTGGCTCGCCACCGACATCCAGACCCTTGCCGAGTCGCCAGGCATCCAGCGAGCGGTCGCCCTGGATCGTAACGCGGGCGCACATTGCCGCAGTCTGCACGGCCTCTTTGTAGACGCTGACCCACGACTCATCCATAAGCGCTTTGACCAGCTCGCCGTACTCTTCGCTGAGCGCCATGGAATTGAGGTTGTCGCCTGGGAAGAGTCCCAGCACCCGGTAATACTCGGCCTTGACCGAGAAGATGAAAACGTCCAGCTCGGTGGAGGCGTTGGTGAAGAAAGGCTCCAGGCAGTCCAGAACCTCTTTGCACTGGTTCGGGCTCATCCAAATACCCTGGCCGTGAGTGCTGTTCTTGAGGTCGGCGTACTTCGAGTGCTCACGCAGACGTTCCAAAGCTTGCTTTACAGTGATCATGATTTCTCCTTCAAAGATTCATCAGCGGCGATGAACAGCGCCTCGGCCGAGGCCAGCCGCTTGGCATTCAGGTGGCACTCGCGCCGGTTCGACTCCCTGTAGTAGTCGGTAGTCACAAAAGAGACTTCGGTGTGAGAGCCTTCGTTGAAGGGATAGTGCCTGGACTCAACTTCGCCACGCTCGGCCTGCGCGCTCAAGATGCGGAAAATGGCAGACTCTGTCATGCCACGGTCGGCCAGGTCCAGCGGAGAACCGATGAAGCAATCCCATGCCGCTGCGCCACTGCACAGTCCGGCAGCGCGTGTGAACGCGATGTGCTCCAACGGCTCTCCGCCAGCCTTTGCCCACTCCAGCCAGCTGGACACGAAGTCACGCAGGTTGGTCTTCTGGAAGTCGCTCAGTTTGCTGAGGTCGAAGGTGTACTTTTTCATTTCGAACCCTCATGGCAGTGGATTGCGAAGTTATCCTGGATGTACTGGCAGTAGTTGCGCAGATACTCGCGACACTGATCATAGGAATCACAGAAGCCGACTTCCTTCCAGTACCAGCGACCGGCCATGACCTCGGACTTGACCATCATGCGAACGACGAATTTCTGTTTTGGCGCAGACCAGTCAATGCGCCCACACTCCTGCTTGGCCAGGAATACGTCGGCGCCACGGACGGCATTGGGAGTGCGAACGGTGGCGAGTCCGTACAGCTTTGGATCGCGCTTGGTGGTGAACTTTTTCATCTGTACAACTCCTTGTAGGAAGTGAGGCTATCTTACTAGCCTCACAAATGGAAGTCAAGCATCTTGGTTGGCTTTGAATACCTCATACATGCCTTGGACAATGCCATTAACATATTGCGATCCGTCCAGCTTGAAGCCGAGCATTCCTGGTCGGAATCCCATCGCCTTCGCCGAGGACTCGAAGCGACCCTGGATGGAGCCTTCGGCAGGGTCGGTGACAAGCTCGGTCAGGCCATCACTCATATCCCAGATCCACTTGGTATCGAACAGATGGTGTTGCGCAAGGTCCGCCCAGTTCGCCTTGTCGGTCGTCGTCCAATCCGTGTTGCCGCGCCGACGATACAGGTAAATCTTCTTGCGCTCTGGCCAACCAGAGGACAGTGCCGATGCAGGAACCTCCATCGAGCTGACAATCCCATCAATGGTGTAGCAGGTGCGAGATTGCAACCCTTCTGCCGGCATTGCGATGACCAACTTGCCGTGGAGGTCGTGCAGCGGCTGCAGCCTGGACGGTTGATTAATGAACATTCGAGTGCCAAACCCGGTCGAGCGACGTTCATTCCAGATCGCAACTGAACGAGCCGTCGCGCCGCAACCGCCGCACTCTGGTCCTTTCTCACCGGCGCCGTTCATCCATCCTTCAGGATCAATTTCGGAGCTGCCGCAGAATGGGCAATTTTTCATTTCGATTTTGGCCACTTCCAACTCCCTTCGCTTCACTTGCATTTCCTCGCCCTCTTCTGAGCCTTCCGGACGTTCTTTCGGCGCTCTGCGGCCTTCTTCGACTTGATCGAGTCAGTCCGGCCTTTACCTTTGCCGAGTGGCGCGAATGCTTCCATGTCAGCCTGGTACATCTCGTCAACGAACACTTCATCGACGGAAATGACCCCTGGCAACTTGCGAAGCTCTTCCAGAGCATCAGCGTTCGAATCCATCTGCTCAAGGAGATTTCGTGCCAGGCTCGCCTTTCCACTTGCGCGACCGCCCAGGACCAACAAGCGCTGCTCACGATCAGCAATCTCGGCCAGGGCCTGCTGGCGCAATTCGTCTCTTTCAAAATCCTTTATCATATTAGCTCCTTACAGGTAGGCCTTCTCGCAGATCGCGTCATAAATCGCACGCGCCTGCTCGCGGCTGAGGTGATAAGTCCTTGGGTGGCAGTCCAGAAGCTCTGCGCTGACGTCCATCAGTCGGACTTCCGGACCGAAGATGTCACTTTCCAGAAAGATGTAGCCACCGGAAGAGACCTGATAGCGATGTCCAGGCTGCATCTTGAACTCGTCAGACCGAAGGTACTCGACCAGGCCGAGAACGGCATTTCGTCGCGAAAGCTCATGCGCGTTCGGGTCGATGGCAGCCGCGATAAGCTTGCGCTCTTTCCTGGCCAGCTTAACGGACACCGGCGCAATGGAGGACGGAAGCAGGCGCGAGGCTACCCGCTTGGCGAAAGAGTAGAGGAATGTGCGAATCATACAGCCTCCTTCTTGGGCATCAGAATGGTTCCGTCCTTCAGGACGCGATGCAGGGATACGCTGCGCGGGAAGGCCAGAAAGGCCCTGATCTGGTGCCCTTTGTAGCGGTTGCTGTGGCCCCACGATACCTCGCCACCGAAGAAGGTCGGAGAGACCTCATCCAGGCCGATGGTGAATTCAAACTGCACCTCCAGGCGCTCGTTGACGTATTCCTCAACGATGAACGAAGCCTTTTCGGTCTCGACATCGAGAGCAGCGAAGGTGATGAAGCCCTTCTTGCCGGTGCGGCTGCAGGTGGCGAAGATTTTCTCGCCGATGTTACGCGAAAGAGTGAGTGACATTCCTATATTCCCAATGATGCCCGTGGGCATTCCTTTGAAAGGCCGATCATGCCTGTTTACGATTGAAAGCAGCCAGCCAAACGTGGCGCCGCTCATCCATTGCATCGCTGTATGGGCACTCGCAAGCCGAGCTGGCGCGACTGGCCCAGTACTCGATGCGCTTGCGAATTTCCTCAGTGATGATTATATAACGCTTTGCCATGATTATACTCTGTATCAGAAAAACAGACAACCTGGAGTTTCGATTCCGTGATCATCGCAAAGTTCCAAGAATACGCGAATTGCCTCTTCATCAGAATTACAAGACCATTCACGGAACTTGCCATACGGTAAGGCTTGTTTGTGAAAGCGACAGAACTTTTCAGTTCCAAACAGTCCAAGGCGCTCGCACAAGACTTCTATTTTGTATGCCGAGGATTCGCCTTTGACAATCTTGACCAATCTTGCGTCGATGATCTTGGACGGAACCAAGCCAAAGAATCGCCTGATGAGAGACGGCTTCTCAATCCTGACCGCCATTTTTGCCTTGGCCATCAGTTCGCGATCAGAGGCCATTACCGATCACCTCGCAAAGCGCGCCCGGCATTCCGAGGCATCGCCACGTGACGCCCAAGAATATAGTCAGGGCGCCTGGACTCCTGCGGACATACTGCAATGAGTCGCCATCCGCTATCAAGCATGCCCTGGAGTTCGTCTGTGCAACAATCCTGCATCAGGTTAAGATCATTGATCAACCCGAGGTTGAAGCCAGGGACCGGCGCGCCAACATAGTCGTTCCACGCGGCTGCATAGCTTCCGTCCACGCTTGACGAATTTCTGAGGTCCATGGAGCTTGCCATCCGCTCCATCCGCTCCATCAGCCTGTTCATCCGGCTTTCGAACATTCCGGCAGAGTCGCAAAGAACCTCCACCGACTTGACACCAGACTTGTAATAGTCATGGTTGCCGAAGGTCGCAATGAACTCCAGTGCGGTGTCGGAGTCCATCAGGTGGCAACGGGCATGCAGGCTGCCAACTACAGACATGTGACTCTTCTCTTCCCTGGCGTTGGCCGCTGCGAGGAAGGCCAGGATGTTGGCCTCATCATCCGCTCGCTTGGCCTTCTGCTCTTCATCGTTGGATGCGTACATCAATTCCCAAACAACACGTACAAGCTTCATGCAACAAACTCCTTATCCAAAGAACTTCGATTCACATATTGGGCCGATACCAGCCTCAATCGATCCATGGTTGGTCAACTCCCTGCCGCAGCAGGAGCAAGAACCAAAACGACGCCCGTATGCTACCGCGCTTTCAAGAGGCTTGGCAAGGGCAGAAATGATAGATTCAACACCGAAAGACGATCCTTCGCGCGATGGCACGAACACGTTATCAGTAACACGCCCAAGATACAGGCCGTCACCCTTGATGACGTAAATGGATCCATACCAGCGGGCGCTTGGGCCTGCAAGGGACAGTACCATGGAGTCATCCTCGCCAAGTGCCAGGCGCATCTTCGGCTTCTTGATGCCTTTGCTCACTGCGTGCCCCATTGCTTCCATAGCCTTGGACACGTCAAGGCCTTCGGAGGCTTTCGCGGCAGCTTCCAGGTTTGCCTGGGCGCGCTTCTTGGCCTCTTCAAACTTCACAATGCAGTTCTTGGCCGCAGACAACTGGCGCTCGCTCAGGCTACCATACTTCCGAACGGACTCGCGCAGGGACTGGGCGAAGTTCAGGTGCTCGCCAGCGCCACCTTCAGACCACCAGGCGTGCAGGTCTGGGTGAAGTTCGGCAAACTTCTCGATGTTACCAAGGACGGCCTTCTCTTTGCGTTCGGCACTCTTCACACGGTTCTTAGCGCGTGCTTCAGGCGACGACTTGAAAACGACCATGCCAACACCTTTACACTTGGTGCAGTGTTGATGACCGAGAGAGGACGGCGCGAAGTAGCGACCAGAGCCGTTGCACTTAGGGCACTTTTCGGTCCAGGTTTTGACCGGCTTGGCCTTCTCAGATTGGTTGCGGGATGCATCCTCCATCGAGGATGGCAGGCCTTTGGCGATTGGCGCGGTGTCGAAATCGTCGCCGAGGTCTTCAAAACCGTTGAATCCAGACATTTCAATAACTCCATATCGTTTCTGAATATGGAGTTATTATCTACCAGAACGGGCTACGCGTCAACAACTTTATCACGACCGACGATGAATGTGACATTCTTCGCAGTACCCAGGCCGTCGGTGGACAGAATAGCAGAGAGGACGCCGGAGCAGGCGATGTACGATTCTACACGATCCTTTTGGTCTCGCGCGCCTGGCACGGTTCGCGGCTCGGCACGGAACAGCCCGCCGCAATGCTTGGTCATCGTGTCCATGAACGGCGCAAATCGCTCATCGGATGCGTTGATGGTCATGTGCATGATCGGAGTTTCCTCCTTCATATGCCCATGGTACTTGATGAAGGCGCTGACGGAACTGTGCATTGCGCCTTCGCCGGTAGCTCGCGAAATCCGCGTGAAGTTGGTGGACAGCTGGCGAAGGAAAGCGCCAGCCTTGGACTCTGCGCCCGATTCGATTACCGCGTCAATGATGGTACGGATGGTCATGATGCTCACTGGTGTTCCCCATTTGGTAGTTTGATATAACGAACGCGCTCAAGCGCATAATTTAGAGCGTCTATGCGCTCTTCCAACATCTGGTGCCTGAAGCTTTCTGGCTTGGCAGTCCTCTGTTCGGCACGAAGGTCATTGCGAAGTTCCGCCAATGTAGCAGCGCGCTCTTCAGAGCGCAGCTCGCTCGGAGTCTTGCCAAGCTCAACGCGAATCTGATTGGCCTCTCTGAATGCCAGGCCGTATTTTGCGGCAAGCCTTTTGTATCCCCAGCCATCGCGAGTGACCAGGATTTTGGCCTCTTCCATCTCGCGTGGAGACAGAAGCTTTCTTCGCGTGGTTCGCCCGCCTGGCAGCGCGATGGTGCCGCCTGCTTTGACGATGGCATTCTTCGCGGTTGCACGGGCACACCCAAGAAGCTCAGCAACCTTGGAAAGGTTCTTGTGCTCTTCATAGAGCTGACGGGCCAGAGGCGCGTTGATGTCCAGCCTTTGACCGTTCAATTGAAAGCCCCCAGCTCAACGGCGATAACGCACACCAATGCGACGAAGGCAACGGCGAGCGAACCTATGAACGCGCAGGCACCTTTGGAGAGTTTAGCATGCTTGCGCATACGTCCGACGGCAGGCGGCAAAGGACGCGGGCAAGAGCGCTCTTCGGCATATTTGAAGATGCCGTCAATCACCTTTCCTTCTGGGAGAATCCTGACAATGCTGGCCAGGTTCTTGTCGCACTCGCACTTTTCCAACGTGCACTCAATAAGCGATAATTTTTCGCCGTTCAAATCAAGAATCATTGAACATCTCCAGTTGCAAATGAAAGCCTTTCCATCTCGGCAACGACGCGTGCTAGGTCAGCAGCGCGGACTTCACCTATGGCGGTGATGCTGGCAGTGATCGACTCACCGACATTGTACACATCACCAAAAACGCAAATTGCCGGTTGGGCAACTATACGATAACGGGTGAAGCCTGGGAAGCGCAATGAGTCTCGAACGTTCATTCTGACGGCTTCGCAAGACCAGCGCAGGTACGTCACGCCGAATCGCCTCGGGCCGCGCCTCGGAATTGGCTTGTCAATGTCAGCATCGTATTTCACAGGGATAGCCTCAGCAGGCGGACGTAGCGCCCAAGCGTGGGTTCGTCGCAATAGGTTGGTAGGGTAGCCAGGGAAGGTACGTTTGGGTCGATAACGGTGCCGTCTGTGGCCCGTAGTGCCACGCGGGGGCTTAGTACCTTGCGGTTGGTCAGCTCGCAGCGGTCAACCTTCCAAATCTCGAAGAATTGACCGCCGATCTCATCCCTGACTTCTTTAAGGCTGATGCGCCCTCTCATGACTTCATTGAGGAAGAAGGCATTTTGCATATTCACATCGCGTCCTATAGGCGCCCTTTCGAGCGCCGTCAGATGGTTAGATGACTTTGAATAGGTAGGACTGACCGGCCCAGTCAAAGACCATCTCTTTCGCGGCCTTCAGCTTGCCACGGAAGCGGATGTGCTTGGAGTCAGGCAGACCCAGCGCAGCGAATGCCTTGCGGACGGAGCCGAACTCGTTGGTGATGCCGTTCACGGTTACGGTGACGCCGTTGCGGGTGGCTCGTGCCGCTGCAACTTCTGGGTCTTCCCAGGATTTGGAGATGGCATCGCCCAGGGTCAGACCTGACTTGGCGCCTTTTTTCTCGGCCTCTTCTTTGCGCTTCGCAGCTGCGGCGCGGATTTCGGCCAGGGCCTCTTCCTCGGTGATTTCGTCTTCAGGCTTTTGGTTCTCGCCTGCGACTTCCGGCTCTGGCTTCTGCTCAGCGCGAGGCTTGAACACCGGCGCGTCGGTCTCGACTTGGGCAGGAGCGGACTCTTCCAGGCGCTTGAGCAGTTCGGTGATGCGACGCTCAGCGGTCTTGCGGTCTGCAAACTTGCTGATTGGCTTGTCGGCGTGGTGGGCGTTCCAGAAGGTCACCAGCTCTTTCAAAGAGGCTTCGGATACGGTTTCGATGGTGATGGCGTTGGTCATTTCAAAATCCTCAATTTCGTTAATCAGAGGTTGGGTTTGGTTGGCGTTCTTGCCTTCCATGAGTCACATTATACGTCATTGTGAATGGAAGGCAAGCACTATTTTCAAAGAAAGTGAAAATATTTCACACGACACTCAGACAGGAGCACTCATCTACCACTCGGCCCATGCGATCCTTGGCCACCCGCGTTCCGCCAAGCTCCACCTTCAGCACCGATTGGTCGCCGAAGGTATAGGTGCATTTCGATCCGTCGTGGATTCCGTGCTCAGCCGTCTCAATTAGAAGGTAGGCCGGTTTCCTTATCTGTTGCTTGGACTTTTCCATATCAAGGCACTCTGACTGATTTTATATTTGACCGTCAGAGTGCCGTTGAGTTCCTAGCGCTAAACCTCTATTTCCCAGGTCGCGCCGTCGATGGGCTTGCCGAAGTCGATTGACTTGATGGCCGGCTCCCACTTGAACTTGCCTGGGTGATTCTTCAGCCAGAGCGATCCATGGATATCAACGTTAAACCGAGAATGCTTCTTGAATACCGACCCGGTGATAGGACAGCAAAACCTTGACTTCAGCTTCACGACCTGCGGCAGGCCCTTATGACCAGCAACATCCATCAGCTGGTTCCAGGTGAATTTGGACGGGTCCGTACTGATGATGGTTAGCTTTGCCTCTATCACAGAATTGCCATCCACTTTGTTGCTTACCATGTCAACCTCACCATCAGAAAATTTCTGCGTATAATAGTTGAGGATCGAATGGATGGCAACTGCAAATCGACGCGGCTGTGACACCGAGCTATAATAGGCCATCTAAACCGGACACCAAATCATGCACTACACACTAAACCCGGCGCTCAGGGCCTTCTGGAGGACGCGAGCGCGATACAAGGCCCTGTACGGCGGACGGGCATCGTCCAAGTCGCATGACGCCGCAGGTATGGCGGTCTACCTTGCCGCAAACTTCACGCTGAAGTTCCTGTGCGCCCGACAGTTCCAGAACCGTATATCGGAGTCCGTTTATACACTGATCAAGGACAAGATCGAGAACTCAGAATACAAGAATGAGTTCAAATTTACACTGAACTCTATCGTTCATAAACGAACCGGTTCTGAATTCCTCTTCTACGGTATCGCCCGAAACCTTTCAGAAATCAAGTCCACTGAGGGCGTGGACATTCTGTGGCTTGAGGAAGCGCACTATCTCACAAAGGACCAGTGGGAGGTCATCGAGCCGACCATCCGTAAGGCCAACTCGGAAATTTGGTTGATATGGAACCCTGATGAGGTATCGGACTTCATCTATCAGAACTTTGTGATCAACCCGCCATCGGATTGCGTCAGCCGACTCATCAACTGGACGGAGAACCCGTATCTGTCCGAAACGATGCTGAAGGTCATCCACGAAGCATACAAGCGCGATCCAGAAGGCGCAGAGCATATTTATGGAGGCGTACCAAAGACTGGCGGTGACAAGTCGGTCATCAGCCTCAAATATGTCATCGCGGCCATTGACGCGCACAAGAAGCTTGGTTGGGAGGCGCAAGGGTCCAGGCGGATGGGCTATGACGTCGCCGATGATGGCGATGATATGAACGCATGGGCGTTCATGCACGGAAACGTCCTCCAGGGAACTCATGAGTGGAAAGGCCTGGAAGACAAGTTGCTGGAGTCCTGCTCTCTGGTGTACAACGATGCGATGATTCGCGGCGCCAGCGTAACATTTGACTCGATTGGAGTTGGCGCTTTTGCCGGATCCAAGTTTGCTGAGATCAACGCAGAGCCTGGGCGCAGATTCTTACTCGAATATGACGGGTTCAACGCTGGCGGAAGCGTGGAAGACCCTGATGGCGTATATATGGAACTTCCGCACATCAACATCCTGAACAGGGATCATTTCTCCAACATCAAGGCGCAGAAGTGGTCCGAGGTTGCTGACAGGTTCAGGCGTACATATGAAGCAATTGAGAAGGGCGTACCTCACCCGTTCGAGTCTTTGATATCAATTGACTCTTCGCACTTCACTGATGCACAGCTGAATCAAATCAAGCTTGAGCTGTCCACGCCAAGAAAGGCCACTGACCGATTCGGCAAGTTTAAGGTGGAGGCTAAAGAGGATTTGAAGAAGCGCGGCATCAAGTCACCGAACGTCGCAGATGCGATTATCATGTCGGCAATCATTCCGAAGAGGGCACCGGCAGGCTTCTTTGACATGTAAAGGAAAGCCCGCAATAGCGGGCCTCCTTCTTGACCAGATGATGACTACTGATCGATGGCGTTGCTGGTCGCGGCGACGGCCTCGGCCTGGGCTTGAGCCTGAGCGGCCATCAGCTCCTGGGCGTTCACGACATAGGCGGGGCGGTGGCCAGCGGTCACGCTGTACTGCTGGCCCTGCTCCAGACCGAGGGTTTCGACCATCTCCGCCCACACGGCATCGGAGTCTTTGGTCAGCTCTTCGATCTGCGCCTTGGTGACTGCCATGACCTGTTCGAGGGCGAGTTTCTGAGTTTCCATGATGGCCGCGTGTCGGCGGTTCAGGTCGTCGAACTTGTCGGCGATTGCATCTGGGATTTCACGAGCGGTGGACAGGTTGATGACGGATTCAGGATTCATTTGGAGCTTCCTTGGTTGATGTAATGGTGCGTTGCCGCTTCGGCTTCGCCACCTGATAGAAGCTCGCCAACGGCCAGGCCGGCAGCGAGGATCAGTGATGCGATGAGCGCAATGGTCTTAGAGTCCATGCGATATTGCCCCTTTTGGCTCTACTTTGTGTTCAATGTCCTCAGATATTTGGACCTTTTGCCCGGCCCTGAAGCCTGCGCGGGCAGCGGCATCCGCATCAGGATCGTCTTCAGAATAGCCGTAATGACCCTTCTTGGTCGAATATCCGGCATGGTTGAAATGCTCGGCTACGGCGGTTGACTTGATCACCATGAGCGATTGGCCTTTGCCTTCCTCAAACTTGGTAGTGATCTTGTCACGCTCGGCGTTAAGTGCATCCAGGCGCATGCGGATGGCAACGAATGCCGCATTCTTGAATTCGCCGCCGAGACGAACGTTGTACTTGCCAACGTAATTGGCGCGCCACCACTCTTTGGTCAGCCGGTCAACCGCCTCTGACAGTTTGGTGGCCATGTCACAGGCCAGATCAACGTCGGTCTTGTAGCCTTGGAATGCGAATTGATGACCCCACTTCTTGCGTTCGCCATCTTTCTTCTTGAAGTCCACGACCTTCGATTCGAAAATTACAACGCAGTCGTTGTACTTCGCAACTGCAATCACGAACGGCGAAAGGTAGGATGGAACTGCGGCGAAAGGGCGATTCCAGGATGCCTGGCCCATTGGCTCGTCAAAGCCCATGTTGATGTCCAGCAGATCAAGCTGGTGCTGATCCATAAGCTTTCGAGCACGGCTCGCGGCGATTGCAGCTTCATTTGGGCTGGAGGCATCTTCTGCCATGCGAAGAAGTTTGGCGATGCGCTCTTTGATCTTGTTCATGTCACTCATGACGATTTTCCTTGTATCCGAAAAATGCCTCCATTTGGAGGATTGCAGCTTTAACTCGCGCAGCAGACTTTACCTGCTCAATTGTGTTTTGCGCCTCAAGCGCATCAACATCAACCGGCTCAAGGACGGCATCGGGCCTTTGCTTCGCCACCACACGATCAGACTGCATGGCTTGGAAGCTGTCTGCGTACCGTTCTTGTCCCTGCATTATAAAGGCTCTTTCTGGCGTTGTCAACAAAATAGTGATGCAAAATGCAGATGTGAGCGCACACATCTTATTGATGAGCATGGACGCTCTAGGCGTCACTTCCGGCAGTCCCAATAGATCGTTGCCCGGTCGCTGATGTAATTGTAGCTGCCGGCGCTTGGCCCGAATCCGCGACCCATGAAAACGCCGCTGGTTGGGTAGTCGCCCATGTATTCGCCGCGCGTGTACTTGTAGGCGCCGGAGAGTGCGAATGCCTCCGCCGACTCATTGCGCGCCAGGAACGTGTCACCGAAATCGACGATGACGGCCCTCGACTCTTGCCCGACTGCGGCAGGGTATCCGTTCGGCATCACCTCGTGGATGACCTCAAGGCAGTCATAGACCTTGGCAGTCTTGGACTCGGCCATGATGGGCTTTGAGAGTTGGACCCCAGCCGACGCCTGGACGGCAACGGAAAGCGCTGCCACTGTTGCGATTTTCCTTATCACAGCAATGCCTCATAAGAAGTGATGCATGCCAGCTCAAGGTGTCGATATTCGCGCCTCACGTACTCAAGGCTTCGCTCGCACGAAAGCTGGTTGTCGTAGATGTAGTTCCGGCTCAACGGTCGCTCAATTCGGCACTGACCGCCATCCTCTGGCAGAGGACCGCCGAAGCAAGTGACAATCGCGATGTACACAACTTTTGCACCTGGCCATGCCAACATGATTTAAGCCTCACATTTATTGAAAGGTGATATTTAGTCTATGCCACTTGACGTTCAAAGGCAAGTGGAAAGTGAACTATTTGTCACCTCAACGGAACGCTTCATTGCCGTCTCTGTCCGGCGCGGCCTATACTAGGCTGCATCGAACCAACGGAATTCCACATGAATAATATACTCCGATTCTTTGGCCTTGGCAAGCCAAAAGATGTTCAGAAAGAAGAAAAGGTGAACGAAAGCGAATCCTATGACGCCGACCCGCTTGACGTAGTAGCAAGAACAGGCGGCTGGGTTCCAGCCAAAGAGCTTTTGAAGCTTCGAGGCGCAAAAGACTTCCTAACTTACGTGCCGTCAACTCGTCGTGCCATGGACAGCGCAAAGAGCGATGGGGTGGCATTTATCGACAAGGCCGCGCAGGACTCCAGAGAAGGCTGCCAGTCGCTCGTTGAGCGTGGCGCTGTGGCCGAGGCAAGCCCTGTTATCCCGCCAGCGCTGGAAGGCTGGTATATGAGCCAGGGATTCATCGGTTATCAGATGTGTGCAATCATCGCGCAGCACTGGCTGGTTGACAAGGCCTGCTCCCAGGCTGGCGAGGATGCCGCGCGAAACGGCTGGGAGTTGAAGACCGACGGCGATGAGCTGACTGAAGAATCCATCTCCAGGATCAGGGAGCTTGACACGGAGCTTGGAATCGAAAGGAACTTGGCAGAGCTGGTTCGTTTCAAGAATATCTTCGGTATCCGCGTTGCCATCTTCAAGGTTAACTCTGACGACCCGGACTATTACGAGAAGCCATTCAACATCGACGGCGTGACAAAAGGCTCTTATGTCGGCATCTCCCAGGTTGACCCGTATTGGATGACTCCGCAGCTTACTGGCGCGTCAACTGCGGACCCTTCGTCCATCCATTTCTATGAGCCGGAATTTTGGGTTATTGCCGGTCGCAAGTACCACCGGTCGCACCTCATCATCGCTCGCGGTCCGCAGCCAGCGGACATTCTAAAGCCTACCTATATATTC